GGAAGCAACTGACAATATTCAATTCTATTTAGCTTCAAGCTCCACCACCGCACTGAACTCCATGGTTTTTGAAAGCGGACAGGATTGGGACAGTCTCAAGACTACAGTCTGCAAGGAACAGGCGGACCGGATCCGGTCTTATATTAACAGGCCTATCTACAAACGCAAGCGGTCCCAGGCACAGGGTGCGAGCGAAAGAGACTATGATTGGATACTGGTCCGCTGTAATGCTGCTTTAGCAGTTGCAGATTTAATTAGAAGCTATGATATGGAGAAAGCTGAGGAAATTGAATCTAAAATCACCAACGAAGACGGCACAGGNNTNCTTGACCGCCTTAAACGCGGTGAATATGTCCTTTGGAATGAAACCTCCTGGCGCAGTGAAGGCGGAGTAATCACCGATGTGGCTGTTGATAATTCAACCACAGGTGTGATTGAGGATATAAAACTTAATAGCAGACCTGGAGTAGATTGGGATGATGTGCGTGTAACCATTTCCACAGGAGGCACATTTACGGCCGGAACCTCAAGTCCGGTTTATTATACGGTGAAGATAAAGTCAAGCGACGGCATAAAAATGACTACAGTGGTTAGCGCTGAACAGGTGAATGGTAATTACCAGACTCTGGCTTACGGGGCGGAAATCAGGTTTTCAGAAGGGAGTTACGTTGCCGCTGATGAATGGAGTGTAATCTTTCAGTCTGATGAAATAATGATTGGATCTGTGAAGTCAGCACAGGCATATAGGTAATGGCTTTATACAAAATAGATCAGAATAAGTGGGAAGATGTCCATACCGCATGGGAATCAGAGAGCGTTTTATGGTCTCCGACTGACGCTTATGAGAATATCATCTTTGATCGTATTCTCGGGAAATTACACGCATTGCTGACAAATGAGTTTTTTATTCCTGTATACTTTGATCAGCACCGGGGAAACCAAAGTTTTTTAATCCAGCTTTTAGGGGATAGTATAGAACAAACCTTCCATCTCGGCCAGGATAGAGAATATATTATTTTAATTGAACACAAACTGCTTTCCGGGGGAATGTTCAGCCGTAATCAGATTAAACAGGTATCAGAGACTTATGAGCGCGTTAAAAGACTGCTGCATAACAATGTTAATTATAAAGCAGGATGGTTTTACGGCCGCGTGGAGTCGATTAATACAAGCCGTGATGATGAATCACTGTTATCAGCAATACAGTTTAACTGTGTATCTACAGAAATGTCACCCAATTAGGTAATTATAGATGGCAATTAGTTATACAAATGTCACTTATGATAATGTTCTAGACTCATTACATACGATTATTAATGATGAATTTAAAATTCCTTTACATTATGATGAACATAAGGGACCACAGAGTTTTCTTTTAGAGATACAAGAAAATACTCTAGATGAGATGCTGGCTAATGGTCAACAGCGCGATTATACAGTAATGATATCATTTAATAAGAATAAAGAGGGGAATAAAACGAAACAGGATGTGGAAGATATCGGCGTAGTTGTAGAAAAGCTAAAAAGACTTTTATTTAATAACCGCAATTATAGTCCTTCTGGAGCTTACAAATTCCATAATGGAGAAATAACAGATGTGACTTATGATGAATTAACCGCAGCGGTTATTTTTAACTGCAAAGTAATGGAGATTTATAATTGAAATACAAAGCAAAAGAATCTTATAAGAAATTAGGTGATAACAAAAACTATAACAGTTTCAACTCACCGGCAAAACATAATCGCCTGTTAGCAGGTGAAGAGGTGGAGATAACAAATCTGCCTGAAGGATTAAAAGAGCATCTTTCTGGTGCTGATAAAAGAAAAAAAGGAGTAAAGAAAAATGGCAGAAACTAATTTTCAAGCCAGTCAGGGTATATCGCTATTATTTGGATCTGGTTCAAAGGCTCTGGGAACCGCCCATGTTGAGGGGGACCAGTTTGATGCCCTACCAGTTATATCATTCACAGTACCTCACGATTCAGCAGCTTTGGAAGTTGCATCACCAAGGAGTGGTACTTTAGCACAGTTAGAGGGACAGGCAAAGCATCGCCGAGATGCTAATATATGGACATTTGATGTGAGCTTTAAGGGTACGCCTACAGCAGTAACATACGCCTGTTTATGGGCTTTTGGCGATGGATCGAGTGAATGTCTATTAGCAGCAACATCCGGTATAGGGAATGGTACTAATAATTCAGCAAGCATGACTCATAACACTGCTTACACTAATGCTGCAACAGTGGTTTTTTCAAACGCAGGATCTGATGCAACGGCCAATGATGTAGTTGCTCGTGGATGTATTGCTCAATCCATGACACTAAAAGAAGATGTGGGATCTGAATCAGGACAATTAGTCTGTGATGTAACATTCTGGACTGCGTATCCTCCAGTAGAAGAGGCTAATACGGTTTCTGCTGATGCAACTGATACTGCTGCGCCTAAAAGTATTTTCTCTTTAAGCGCCTCAACACTTAATGCAGAACCATTGCTTTTAAATTCATGGGAATTGACAATGTCTCGTTCATTAGAGAGAGTAGGCAGTCAGGATTATTCAAATTATTTACCCTTCGGTTATGTTCAGACAGGACCGTGGGAGGTGAATGGTAGTTTGAATGCTAAAAGAGATGATTCAATACTTGATTTAATAACCCAATTACAGGGAGATAGTACAGGAATTAATTTGAGCATAGATGAAGCATCAGGATTCAATATAGATTTGCCGGACGCAATGATCGAGGGTCCCTCGACCTCTGACANTGGTGGGGCGTTCCAAATGCAAACAATCCCATTTAGGGCATTTGCAGCAAGTACGACTGCTACCATTGTGGGTGTAACAATAGCGTAGAAAGAAGTATGAAAATAACAACACCTCACGGTGATTTTAATTGCCGCGATATGTCTTTTGCCGACCGCAGAAAGCTGCATCGGCTAGAAATAAAAGCTGTCTCTTTAAATGGTGACTTTAAACAAGAAAAATTCTTTGATATTTTAGAATTTGTCATGGATTTTGCTTTTAAAGATCCTGAGAAACACCTCAAAGAATTAGATGATAATCAGGTTGATGAAATTCTTACAGCTATATATCAAAGCTATAAAGGCATCTCAAAAAAAAAGAAGTAACTGTACGAATTAACATTTGGTTTAGTTATTTTGGGTGGGGCGATAATCATCCATTCCCTATAAACTCCTTTCCTTATACAGCAAAAAGCCCCACCCTCCATAAAAAGATTCAATATAATAAAAATGAGGTCTGGGAGGAGATCTATAGAGTAATAGATGAAGATAAACAGGGCGAATTCACTCCAGGACAAAACCTCTTTTATAATATCCCTCATTTCGTTAATCCGAAATATTTTATCAATGATGAGTCGCAAATGTATATCAATGAATATATGATATCTAAAAGACTCAATATCCCCCCTGCCAGATCATTGGATGAAATGGACTATAGGCGTTCAGTCATCCTTTCCCTAATAAATGAAGAACTAACAGCCTGTGAAAACAGAAAAAGAGAGATAAGTAATGGCCGGAAATAAATTTATTATAGAAATCAAAACCAAGGGCTTTAAAGGAGCAAAAGAAGANNTAAAAGATGTAAAGGACCAAGTTGAGGGGTACAGTANGGGTGGTAAGAAATTTCGCGGTACTACCNCCGGTATGCGTAGGTCCCTGGGTGCATTAAGAAATAATCTATTACTTGTAAGTTTTGCCTTTAGTGGAGTTGCGTTAGCAGCGAAAAAATTCCTAGATACAGCAGGTCAATTTGAAACGGCAAGAGCCAGATTACAGGCTATGACCGGTTCGGCTGAAGAAGCCGCACGAGTTTTTAATATATTAAATGAGACTGCTGCAAAAACACCATTAACTCTGGATGATATAATAGAAGCAGGTGTTTCGCTTGAGGCCTTTGGGGCAAGCGCAGAAGCGGCCATTATTCCAATTACAGATCTTGCTGGACGTATGGGTACAACAGCCACTGAGGCCGCACAGGCTTTTGGTCGTGCATTCGCTGGTGGCGCAGGAGCAGCAGATATTTTTAGGGAACGTGGTATACTCCAGGTTATAAAAGATTTCAAAGGAATCGAAAAACTCACCGACCTTACTCTACCCGAATTTAGAGTTGCATTAGTAGAAACAATGATTGCCCCTTCAGCAGGCATTGCTGGAGCCAGTAAATTGATAGCAGAAACATGGGTAGGTGCTACTTCCAATATGCAAGATGCGTTCACCCGATTGAGTGCTAGAATCGGTGAAACACTTATGCCCACNGCTAGANGTCTTGTTGCAGCTATAACCCAGATAACCAATAGTATTGATACGGAAGAGATCAAGGCTTATGGGACAGCATTTGGTGTGGTAGTAGCCGGTGGTTTATTAGCTGCTGCTGCGGCAATGATTAAAGCTAAGAGAGAAGCTCAAAAACTTTCCATCGCATTAGTTAGGACCGGCTGGGGAGCAATAATTATAGCAATCGGCTTTGCTATTGGTGCATTGCTAGATGTGTCAAATTATTTTAAAAGCACTACAAAAGAAGTTGATAATAATAAAAAGTCAGTTGAATCATGGCTAGAAGAATTGAAAAATGCTACTGCAACCAATGAAGAACTAGCAGAGAGCATTGCTGAAAGTGAAGCTGCCTTAAAGAAAAAAATGGAAATTTTACAGGCTACTAATTCTGAAGGGAAATATGCCGCAGAAGTAGGTAGAGATCTTACCGCAGTTGAAAAGAAATATTTAGAAGTAATAGATCAGCTTGTAGAAAAAAAGAAACAGGAAAAAGAAGCTCAGAAACATCTAAATGAAGTTAAAGAAATGGCTTTAGATTTAGAAAGAGACCTTGCGATTTTAAGAATGAAAAACCGTGACGCGACCGAAGAACAGATAGCCACTGCTACACTTTTACAGAATGCACAAGACCAGTTAAATCAAATTGCAGGTGAAACTGGATCTGTTTTCCTGGAATTACAAGAAACAAGTGAAGGTACTGCTGTTNGTTTTAATGCCTTTGCCGGGGAAGTTGGATTTACGAATGAACAATTAAAAGCAATGGAATTAGTGGTTCAAAACACAGAGGAGGGTTTCAGGGCAATACAAAAAGAAGCAGAGGAATCAAAAGACGATATTACGGACTTTAGATCGGAAATAGGCGCACTTATCGGATCACTCGGAAGACTTTACCAAAAACTTAAAGAGGGTCAAGAACTGGGTTTTGGTGATTTTTTAAGCATTTTAGGATCAGTATTAATGTTTGTACCTGGTCAACAGGGAACTGGCGCGGTACTGTCATCATTAGCTCCCTTTATAGGGCATAAGGGAGGATTAATTACACCTAGAGGTATACAGGGATTTGCTAAAGGTGGGTTGATTGGCGGTCCAGACAACGTACCTATCATGGCGCAATCAGGTGAATTTGTTTTGAATCGAAAAGCTGTGCAGAATATTGGATTACAAAATCTAGAAACCATGAATCAAAAAGCTGTGCAGAATATTGGATTACAAAATCTAGAGGCCATGAATCAAACGGGTTCTGGATCTAGCATCACAGTTAATATATCAGCACCGCTTGTAGATGAAACAGTTGTGGATTCGATCATCCCGGCGATTGAGAAGGCAAAAAGGATGAATCTGGCGTGAGCCTTACTTTACCAGCAGCGTATTCTTCAGCTTCAAAGCAGGGCAATATCCAGGAGAATTGGATAATTCAATTAGGATTTTTCAATGGGGACGCACAGGGAAGCGGTGAAGGTGGCTGGGAGGCAACTTTACAATCAAGCGGTGATGATAACACAGTAAACGAATCGGTAGACAATTCCGAGACTGATATTGATGTACTCGACGGTACAGTGTTCCAGGTTGGCGATTTCATTAAAATCGATAGCGAGATTATGAAGATTTTAAGCATCTCAACGAATACCATAACCGTTGAGCGTGGCGCAATGAACACAACCAAAGTAACGCACGTTAACAGAACCGCAATCTACTGGAACAATTTCACTCCCATTGCCTTATCAGATACAACGGTCGATGATGTATTCTATCATGGAGTGGTTACAAATACTCCCTCCATTCGATCTTCTATAGACTTGGTAAAAGCCATCGCAAAGACAGGCAATATATCTTTAAATGTAGCAAATTTCCAATACAAGGGTGATGACTTCTCGGCTGAACTGTTCCTGGGGACGCGAAAGTATATTAATAGAAATGTTAAAATATACTCGCAATTAAATGACAATTCTACATTGTCTAATTGTTTACAGATTTATCAAGGAAGGTTAGTAGGTGTGTCTCACGATGATTCTATGGTTACACTACAATTAACAGAACAAAGGCCTTGGGATTTTATTAGTATTCCTCAAACGAAAACATCGGATACAAATATATATTTTCCAATAGCTTATGGAAATTTCACACCTAACACAACAAGCAGAGATTATAGGGCAATTAAAACAGTATACCCAATACCTGTCAATGAATTCAGGGGAACACAATTATACAGTTTAATAGGTACTGAAGATGTAACGTCAAACGCTTATCCCCATTATTACGATAAAGGGATGGATAGATTTATACCAGTTTCTGAAGATGGTGCATATAATTTTGATACTGATGCAGATAGCTATAAAGGAGGATTTGCGGTCCAGGCACATTATGAACTTGAACGAAGAATCACTTTTAAGCCAGTGGAAACCACTTCATCAACAGGATGGTCAAATCCAGATAATGCCTTTGATGATGCAGATGCAAACGAAGAAACAAATTATGCAAGTGCAGATTTCACTCAAACGAATACAGGGCAGACTTCAAAAACAATAAAATTTCAAATGCCGCAGATTGAAGGCAAAGTAACTGCTGTTTCAATGGAAATTAGATATTATACCAATGAAATTACTGTACTAACGTCNGGTACNGGCACTGCAACATATACGCTAACCAATAAAACTTGGGGAGCTAATGATATCTTTTACAGTAACTCAGCAACGAGTACAGGATCAGATAATTCAGGGGGGAGTGGAACAACGGATGCAAGTGGTTCATTACTGACACAATTCGATGCACAGGGGGGATGGGGAGATGA